TTTACTTAAGTTTAGTAAGCGTGCAATATGAAATAACTAAAGATAAAACTTTAAAGATTTTTGGAAGATATACACACATAGCGGAAGCACTGATAAGGGCGGCATGGTGCATGAAAGACAAACATTTAAATATATACGTTTATTAACAAAAACATGGGAGAAATTGATGAAACAGCAGAAAAAGCACCAATTATCGTGAAAAATGAAGAATTTAGGGAACTTTTAGACAAAGATAGAGCATTAATTCTAGCAATTCAAGAATTAACAAACACACTTAATAGATTAAGGAGCAAGTTATAATGGCAGATACAGGGATATTTTGCACACAAGCGGAAATGTTACAAAAAGCAGGATCTGGAGTTAATACAACTTTAAACGCAACAACTGATACAACTTTTGTTTATTCTAACAGTTTTATATCACAAGCGGAAAGCAGGATCAATAACTTTTGTAGATATAATTTTTCAGATAATTATGCAACATTAAACGTAGACGTTAAAGCAACATTGACAGAAACCGCATCATGTATTGCAGCAATCTATTGCATAACCTATGACATGGGCGGGTATTCTACAATAGACGAAGCAGCTAATCTAGTAAATGTTTACAGAGATATTATATTAACTAATTTAAGCCTTTTAAGAGATAAAAAAGTGCAGGAGTTCATAAATGGAGCATGATTTTAAAGCATACCCCGAGTTAACAAACTCACAGATGACACAGTTTTATTTTGAGAGTCCACATAAACAGATTACAGAAAACTTTACAGCGACGGTGGTAAAAGTTCATGACGGAGATACAATAACATTATCATGTGATTTTAGGGATTTTACTTTCCCAGTAAGATTTCTCAATACTAATGCACCAGAATTAAATGAAACGGGCGGACATGAAGCTAGAGATTATCTAAAGGAAATGATAGAGGGAAATAAAGTAGATATAGTTATTGATGAAAATAACCGCGTAGGGAAATGGGGCAGATTATTAGGAGAAGTTTTATTCAGAGGATTAAACTTAAATGATATGATGATGAATTTAGGGTATTCTAAAAGCTTTGATAACAGAAATGATGGAAAAATTAAAACACTTAATGAAGTAATTGGAGAGTTCAAAATATGAGCGATTTATTACAAACAACAGGGAAAATAAACCCAACATATAGTTATAGAGAATTTTCAGAGAATAATGCAATAGTGGTTTATTATTTATACAGATGTGCCATGACAGCAGGAAATCATTATGGGCTTACAACCAGCACAAGCATTAACACATCGGGAGCGACAGCAGAGGGTTATCAAACTTTAGAGAGTAGTTCTATGCCAAAAACATTTTTAATGGAAGAATTCAAAATTCCAAGGACAGTTGAAGGAGTAGCGATTTTTAGCGGATATGTTGGAAAAGATACATCAGCAGTGGACACATCATTTAATTTTAAAGTGCAAAAATCTGACGGAACTACTGATACAGATATTAGTAGCGCAATATCAAGCGATTATAACAATGCAGACAGATATATTAGTGTTAGAATACCAATCACAAAAACTAAATTAAAAAAAGGAGAATATTTGCAATTAGTTGTAAATAAGTCTGGTGCTGATACATTTCATTTAGGAATTAACCCAGCTGGTGGAACTGATCGTGTTATAGCAACAATAACAGATACACAAAGTTTTATTACCTTTAGTTACAAATTATTTTAATGGCAGAAACAGATATTAACAGTGCAGTGAGTAGCGATCTAACAAACGCAATTACAACATATGCAGTTACAGAGGAAAACACCGACGGAGTTCAAGACAGTAACGAAACTACATACCAATTAGATAACTGGCCAGAACTTTATGGGAACTATATTAACGTTCCAGAAGTGCAAGCAGTGATAGATGCAAAAGCTACATGGACAGTTGGGAAAGGATATAAAGCAAAAACCTCAATAGAAAAGTTTACTCTACTAGGGATTAAGGGGATAGGGATAGATACATTTAACACAATATTAGAGAACATGATTAGGACATATAATATTGCAGGGGATAGTTATTGTGAAATCATAAGAGATAAACAAGGTTTTCCTATTAATTTTAAACCACTTGATCCAAGCACAATCAAGATCGTAGCAAATAGAGCGGGTAGGATTAAACGTTATGAACAAATAGGGAAAGGGAAAACGAAGAAATTTAATCCAGACAAGATATTACATTTATCAAGGAACAGGGTAGCAGACAACATACACGGAACATCTATGATCACCTCATTAAAGACTGCAATTATCCAGATGCTAGAAGCGGAAGATATGCAAGCGACAGCGATTAGGAGATTTTTATACCCAAGGTGGATTATTCATTTAGACACAGATAACCCAGCAGAGATAGCAGCCTTTAAAGTTAAATATGATAAAGCAAACGCTAGTGGAGAAAATATGTATATTCCTAAAGGGACGGTAGAGTTAGAACAGGTATCAATCGCTCCAAACTCAACACTTAACCCGTTACCATGGATAGAGTCAAGGAAAAACAAATTCTTTCAAGGGGCAGGAGTTCCACAAATCATTGTAGGTGGATCGGGAGAGTTTACAGAAGCATCAGCAAAGATAGCCTACCTAGCTTTTCAACAGACAATAGAAGAAGAACAGTTATACATTGAAGAACAAGTAGGGATGCAGTTAGGGATAGAAATTGATTTAGAGTTCCCTGCAAGTTTAGAGAATGAAATGTTATCTGATAATAAGAAAGACGGAGATACTGCAACACAACCTAACGAAACAACCGCAGGAGAAGGACAATGACTTCTAAATATATAAACGCAGTGGATTTTAGAGATTTTAAGAAAAACCAAGACACATTAATTAGTGTTTTAAACCACAACATAACTAAATTAACAATAGACGTTAAGTGGATTAAGTGGCTAACCTGCGGTTTAGTAATAGCACTTATTGGAACAGCCATATCTATTATAATCTCGGGGTATTTATGAAATTAATAATTATAAAAATCGTTAAAGGAATAGCTAACTTCTGTCTTACATGGTTATATAACTTCGTGGACGACGACAAAGACGGAAAAGTTACTAAGAAAGAAATAGAAAAAACCTTAATTAAATTGAAAGAATATTTTAAATAATGGTTAACTATTTTGATAAAAAGAAAAAGAAGTATGATCCTTTTAATAAAGATAAAGAGAAATATAATCCTCTTGATAAAGATAAAGGCATGAGCATAGATCCAAAGAAAGCTAAGACTAAAAGAGGGCTACCTACTTATGCTAACAACCCAGACAAGATAGATGTTAATACTCCAGAATATAAAGCAGCAGCAGATAAGCAAGTTAACAGAGTAAGTTATGGAGTTTACGATATGTTAAAAAAAGAAGGTATTGATAAAAACTATAATTTACAAGTGGAAAATACAGACTCAAAAGGGAGAAATACAATAGTAGGAACAACCAAGAAAGAACAATCTAGTAATGGAAACAAAGAAGTTCTGGACATTAATATAACAGGAGATGATAGCACGATTAAAGGGAGATTAGATAAACTAGGACAAGTTCCAAGTAAATTAAAAGATATGGCTGCAGGATTAAAAGATGGATCTCTTAAATTAAAAGATATATGGGAACAATTAGATGAAGAAGAACAAGCAGGATTAAGAGGATTAGGAGTTGGTGCAGGGATCGCAGCAGTAGGTGGAATTGCTGGAGCAGTAGGGACTGGTGCAGCAACTACCACAGGAACAAGTGCAATTACAAGGAACGCAGCAGGAGCAATGGTTCAAACTAAAGTAGCTACTGGAGCAGCAGCAGGAGCAGGGAAGTTCGCAGGATATGCAAAGTTATTGACTGGGGCATACGTAGTTAATGAATTCTTATTAAGTCCAAGTGAAACAGCAAACTGGGCAGCAGTAGATAATATTGCAGGGGTTACAGCGTTCCAAATGAATGATATACTTCAAGGAGTTCAAGAAGGAACAATAACAGCAGCAGGTGCAGAGGAAAGTATAGAAAGAGCAAGAGATAATATTAAGGGT